GGTCCGTTCAAGGAGACCGACCCACCCAACTTTCAGGGGTCCTACTACTCAAAGACCAAGGTGATGGTTCAGGACCTGCTGAAGGACTACAAAAATTGTTTGGTTCTGCGACTGAGAATGCCCATCACCGGTGACCTCGAGCATCCCAGAAACTTTATCACCAAAATCATGAATTACAAGCGAATTGTCTCTGTCGAAAACTCGATGACCGTGCTACCCACGCTGCTCCCGGTGGCTGCCGACATGGTCAAAAAGTCCGTCACCGGGACTTTCAATTTCACCAACCCCGGATCTATCTGTCACGATGATGTCATGAATATGGTGAAATTTTACAGAAAGCGCGACCTTACGTGGAATCTGATGACCTTGGAGGAGCAATCCAGGATTCTCAAGGCGGGTCGGAGCAACTGCGTTTTGGACGCAAGCAAGTTGACGGAACTCTATCCGGACATACCAGATATTCACACAGCATTAAAGAGTGTGCTAGAGGAATAAACAAATGGACGTCCATGATTTTCTGAAAAAGCGCTACGATGCCTTTTACGACTTGCTTGAAAGGGACTGTAGGGAGAAAGGTTGGGATATTTCATTTGACGCAACAAAACTCTTTCACGACATCCATCAGATAAATGGTCATGATGGAATAGGTATTTCTCAGTATCCAAAGGTATCTGGTGAAGAAATCATAATGGATGAAGGATGGCGACTGATATTCGATCACGGATACGTGGACAATAAAAGCACTCCGGTGAGCAGTGACGGTGACGAGACTATAGATGTGTATTTCAAGGGAACATTCTACAATCCCAATCAGGTCGAGTATCCATTCACATACAAAGCCATGTATTTCTGGAATCACGCACCGGCAGAAATGGATACAGAAGAGGAAGATTTCAACTACCCCAAGGGTGTCCCGGAAGAGGTCATAGAACATTTCATAGAGATCATGCACGATAAGGCACGGTGGGGAGTTTAAAGGAAACACGAGTTAACAAACTAGGATGAAGATCGAGTTCTTGGATGAATGTCTGGAACTCTCTTCGCTATCCAATATGATGCACAAACATGGCGCGGTGGTCGTATTGAATGGCGAAATAGTGGGAAGGGGATACAACTATTGGGAGAAGTTTCACAATACCATAAGTGTTCACTCGGAGGCGGCGGCGATCATGGATGCCCGAAAGCGCATCACCCGAAAGGACTTCAAGAAGGCATGGATGCTCGTGGTTAGGGCAAATAGGAGCGGTGATTTGAAATTGTCCAAACCTTGTCAAAAGTGTAGGAAAATTTGCGAGGAGTATAAATTAAGCAGAATATTATACTCTACATAATTAGTAAGTAACATGAACACTTTGTTCAATGTATGGGTGATTCCTGTGAAGCACAAAATTATTTCAAAAAAACTAAACATACTAAATCCTCCTTATGTTCCTATCGCCACCAACGTGGAAGAAAAGATACTTCCCAGATATCGTGAAATGTTTGATGCACAGACCATGATAACTGACATAGGACCTTCTGTCAAATTCATGCTCACCCACGACGGTGAACGCAGACTTGCCAGGGACTGCAAGGTTTTTGGGGATATGGACGGATCACTGGTGCTCCACGAAGTTCAACAAGATTTAGATATGGAAGATTTTTTGATGATGTTTCCGGAGACCGCCAAGATGTCGATTGTTCAGGAAGACCTTGAAGGCATGTTATGTTTTTCAAGGCGAAGTATTGAGTATCCATTTCCCTACGAGTTGTTCGTTCCAGATGAATATAATTTTTTATGATCATAAATCAGGGAAATGCGGAAATTGTTGTCGTCGGGTGGTGACGAACTTGTCAACGATGAAACGGGGTATACACTATTGTCCCTCTTCGGTGTCAATTTGGCTACAACAGCTGGATATCTGTTTAGACCAAAGGATTGGATTATACCAAAACCTGCCGTTGTAACCAATGTCTTATTTTGTCTTTTCCTTTTCTTGAATGCTCTAGGGCTGATGGGGTCGGGGTTCAAGATGCTGGGAAAGGAAAGTTCCGAAAAGTTATTTGACGTTTCGGATAATCCGGTCAGCGATTTGATGATCGGTATTCTGGCCACCGTGCTGGTTCAGTCTTCATCCACGACCACCTCAATCATCGTGGGCATGGTGGGTGCCAATGAGTTGTCTGTGACCAACGCCATCTACATGATCATGGGCGCCAACATAGGCACTTCGGTCACAAACACAATTGTTTCGCTGGCTCACATGATCGACGGAGATGAGTATGAACGCGCGTTTTCTGCTGCGACCATTCATGACCTTTTCAACTACCTATCGGTGTTAGTCCTCTTCCCTCTCGAGTGGGCATTCCACCCACTTCAGTTGATGACCGCAGAGATGGTCAAGGATGTCGTGGAATGCACCGGTGATTGTGAAGAATGGGAAGGTCCCGTCAAGAAATACATCACACCCTTCTCGAAGGGTCTCATGGGCGTCTTCGAGGATGACTGGGGAATGAATGAGAATGCCGTCGGATGGTTGAGCATAGGTCTTTCGCTCATAGTGACATTCAATGTCCTTTTCATGATTTCCAAGAGCATGTCCTACGTGATGGAAGGAAAACCAACGGAACTTCTGCAAAAGTCTTTGGATTTCAACAACTACCTGACCATGCTTATGGGTCTCGGTTTCACCATCTTGGTTCAGTCATCGTCTATCACCACCTCAGTGCTCACTCCTTTGTGCGCCACGGACATGGTGAAGTTGGAGCAAATGTTTCCACTGACTGTGGGTGCCAATCTGGGAACGACCGTGACGGGTCTGCTTGCCTCCACCACGGCAGCCTCGAACGCCAAGTCTGCACTTCAGGTCGCACTCTGTCACACATTCTTCAATGTGTTTGGGACTATCATCTGGTATGTTCCTCCTCCGTTGCGCGAGGCACCCATGTGGGGAGCCAAGAAGCTGGGCGAACTTGCCAAGGAATACAAATATTTCCCGATCGCCTACATCGGCACGGCATTTGTCGGTCTCCCATTGGCTGTCTACGGAATCAGCATGGCTATCTAAAAAAGTGCTGCGATTCACAACTTAAAGAAAAATATCTAAAAATAACTAGATGGAAACGCGCCAATTTCTCAAAGTTCATTACGATGCTTTTCACCTGTCCCTCAAACAGGAGTGTGAAAAACATGGTATCGAAATAAAGTTCCGCGACGACTTCTCGGGGGACATAGAGCAGGTGAATCGGATCGAGGGGTGGTGCCCTGATTTTCATGGCAAGAACTTTGAGAGTGGGCGTTTCCGTCTCATTGTAGAATATGGATGGCGAAAACAAGAATTTCCTATGGAAGCGGAAATCAAGGGAATAATACGCGCGGGATTTCAGACGTGGACCTTCATGTATAAATACGCAGACTATCTAGAACCTTTGTTTGAAACGAATGCCCCTTTGATGGATGATGTTAAAAGTGACTTTGTGATCTTTTTAAAGAAATTGGTCTACGAATGATAAATGACCGGAACTTTGTTCAATCTATGGGTGGTCCCGACACGACACAAAGAACTTTCGCGGCGATACAACACCACCATGCCTATGCACGTCCCTATTTCGAGGGCAATCACAGAAGATAAAGTGAAAATGTTAACAGAAATGATTCCAAAAAGGACCATCATCAAAAATTGTGGCAAGAACATAAAATTGATGATGAACATGGACTATGAATATGCGTTGGGCTATGACTGCAAGGTATTTGACTATCAGTCTGTATTGGTGATGTATGAAATTATGGGTGAAGTGGCACCTGCCGACATACCCACGATGTTTCCTGAATTGTCACCCGTCGAGGAAGAGCTGGAGGCCAATTTATGCTTGTCGATGAGGTCGATGGAATATCCTTTTGGTTGGGAAATTATAGAATTGTAGAGTAGAGTCCGTCAATGTAATAGACCTTTTTGAACCCGAATGACGCAATCTTTTCGGCTCCGACACGAGCGCGTTGACCAGTATTGCAGTAGACCACGATACCATCGTCTTTTTTGAACCCCTTTAATCGGTCTTGAGAGATCACATTAACGGGCATGTGAACCGCACCGGGATAGTGACCAAAGTCCCATTCGAACTTGCTCCGAACATCCACGACGTGCTTGATTTCACCAGACTTGATCATCTTCTTCGCTCTGGCTGCGCTGATGAGTTGTGTGCCAGACAACGAATAGTACCGAAGTGCCGCGAAACCAGTATACAGAGCCCCTGCAATACCAGTCCACAAGTAGAACGTTGCGTCATTCATCTTTTATTTTATAGGTCATTTTAATTATAGACAATGTGGAAGTATGCCAGAAGTTCACTCGGCTACATAGCTTCCGGGATTGCCAGCGGAACTGCGGCTGCCGTGTTTCTCTCGTGGGTTCCTTCATTTCAGGCCAAGTTGGTCCATGCTCTCATTCAAGAACCTTCGTTCCCCATAGAGATCCTTACATCATTTCTTATCTACAAGGTCGTCGGAAATGTGTTCACTGGAATTCGTGTGGGCTTGGTTTCCTACGCCATCGCACTCACCACACAAGAAGCCAAGTCGACTGCGATCATGAAAACTTACCTGATGCCATATGATTATTTTATCAAAAATTCATTTCACGATACGATCGAATTGGTCAACAACGACGTCGAGACCGTGGTCGAAAGTTTCACAGCACTGACCAACTACGCCATCCGTGCCTCACTTCAATTCATGGTGACTGTGTATCTATTATGGCAAAAATCCCCTGAACTTACATTGATTTGCGTCGGTTGTGCGTTGGGTCACGTGGGTATTCAGCAGGGATTCGCAAATATGTTTTACGTTCCGAGCATCAAGCCCATTCAAGAACACAAGCAACGACAAAATGAGTTGATACGTGACTACTACGAGAAGATGGAGATTTACCGAACGCATCACAAAGAAGATTGGGTTGTCAGTGAGTGGGCGCATCACCAAGAAGAGATCATGAAACACCGGAAGAAAGAATCTTACACATTCGGGACCATGGTGACGCTCAATTTCACGACCGCTTCGCTGATGATGGGTCTGATGATGATGCACCAAGGCGGTGACCGAGAAGCCGTTCATGAATTTGTGGTCTACATTCTTTCCATATTTCAATTGTTCGAGCAGTCCGTGGACGTTCTCAAGGATGTCAAGAGCAAGGAGGCGAAGCGCGAGAAGGTCTATGGATTTCTCGACACGCCGGTCAGAGACGATTGGGGATTTTTGATCAACGAAAAACCTGACATCTACATCAAAAACGTCTCGTTCGGGTATCATGAGGACGCAAAGATCATATCAAATTTCAATATGAAAATACCCTACGGCAAGCACGTGGGATTTCATGGAATGTCCGGTGCCGGAAAGAGTACACTTCTAAAACTGTTGATGGGTCTGTATCAGCCGTGGGAGGGTGAAATCAGGTGGCACGACGTCAGTCTCAGGGATCATGACCGCGAGTGGTTTTACAAGTATGGAATCGCCTACGTTCCACAGGAGCCGATGTTATTCAAGGATGAGCCCATCGTGGATCACTACATCACCACCGACATCCCGAGGTCCGGTCCCATGTCGGGTGGTCAGAAACAGAGGGCGGCACTGGCCTACGCGATCTCGAGGGAACCCTTGGTGCTGTTCTTGGACGAACCGACCTGTCACCAAGACCAAGAAAATACTGACAAGATCGTAGACATGCTCAAGAACTTTAATGGAACGATCATCGCCATAAGTCACGATCGCATCTTCTTAAACAGATTCTGCGATATTACAAAACAGATAAGACGATGAACATCTTGATTACGGGCGGTGCCGGATTTATCGGCAGTCATGTCACTAGACATCTTGTGAAGACCTATCCAGAATACACCTTCGTGGTGCTGGACAAGTTGGATTACTGTGCGAGCATGCACAACCTCACGGAAGTCATGGAGAGTCGCAATTTCAAGTTTCTCATGGGAGACATCACCAATGTGGACTTTGTGAACTACATCATGGAAACTGAGAACATCAACGTCGTGATGCACTTTGCTGCTCAGACCCATGTGGACAATAGTTTCGGAAACAGTTTCGACTTCACCTACAACAATATCTACGGAACCCATGTCCTTCTGGAGAGTGCAAAGAACAATCCAAAACTGAAACGGTTCATCCATGTGAGCACCGACGAGGTCTATGGTGAGACGCCCAAGGACGCCGAGAGCGGCTACACCGAGGGTCAGATCCTAAATCCCACCAATCCCTACAGCGCCACCAAGGCTGCCGCCGAGATGTTGGTGACCGCATACGCCCACAGTTACAAGTTGCCTGTCATCATCACCCGTGGCAACAATGTCTATGGCCCGGGACAGTTTCCGGAGAAGTTGATTCCCAAGTTTTGCATGCGAGCCATGAGGGGTGAAAAGTTGCCAGTGCACGGCGAGGGCAAGGCGGTGAGATCCTACCTCTACATTGACGATGTGGTGGAGGCCTTTGACATCATTTTGCACATGGGCAAGACTGGTGAGACCTACAACATCGGGACCAAAAAGGAGCGGTCGGTGATGGAAGTTGCAGAAGAAATTTGCAAGGTCTTTGGGCTGAACAAGGAAGAGACCATCCAGTTCGTGGAGGATCGTCCCTTCAATGATTGTCGCTACTTCATCGAGGATGCCAAGCTGGCCGCCCTCGGCTGGTCCGAAAAGACCACATGGGAGGAGGGGATCAAGAAGACCCTCGCTTTCTACCGAGACGCCAAGGGGTGGTGGAAAAGGTCTTTGGTCAATGAAGCCCTAAACAACTAATTTTTATTCAGGAACGGTGAAAGGCAGGGTTCCCGTCAGAGACAAAATGCCCGGCGGTGCCAAAACGAACGCGAACGGTCTTACCTTTGAGGCCAAGGTCAATCTAGAACAGTTCGATGGAGTGTGGTTCGATCAGTACGAGGTGAGTTCGGCGACTCAGTATCAATTTTTGAGTCTTCCTCCATCCATAAAACAGGATTACGACCCGGAGTGGAACGACCGCAAGGCAGACACCGGGATAATGATTACAAATATGCGTAACGGTATGCGCAGTTTTCTAATCATTGAGCAGAAGTACCAATCAGTAGATGGTTCGGTTGACACAAAGTTGTTGGCAGGATATTCGTTCAGAAAAATATGGAAACGGACATTGGATACGACCGAAAACAATCTCCGTGAAGTACGTTACGCCTTTGTTGTCAATAAATGGATATGGGACAACTGCGTTATGAGAAAGAAGGATATTCGTACGGAATTAGAAGACGAGAATATCCCACTATTTTCGACCGATGAAACAGATGTTGTTATGGAAATACATAACATTATTTTGGATATGTTCGATTCGTTATGATGCACTCGCTGGCGGTCGCCGAGGGGTCCCGGGAGTGAATGGCTCGTCGTGCCGTGATTTCGCGGATGGTCATGGGGCGGGCAAGTCCCTTCACAAAGTCCGTCGCCGAGTTCGAGAGGATGGCATGGGCCTTTGACTCCTTGAGCATCGTGATCAGGCGCTCGGTGTGCTCCTTGCTGAACCCGTCCGCCGAGTACCCCACGAAGGTGTCATCGTAGGGAGGGTCGCAGTAGACCACGTCCGATGCTCCCACGGTCTGCAGGACATCAAAGGCGCTGGCGACCGAAAACTCGACCCTGTGATGATTGAACGCCACGGACGCGTCCCGAATACTGTTGAGGGTGTCGTCCAGAGGGAACTTGGCGTAGTTCCCGTAGGGGACATTGAACCCTCCCGATTTATTTAGTCTGAATATACCTCTAAAACCCATTTTATTCAAAAAAATAAAGTGTTCCGAAGTCTGTTTTTCATTGAACTCACTACGCATCTTATAGTAAAAAGTCTTTCTGTCTTCACTTTGTTCCCACCGCGACACGAGTTTTTGTACGTCCGTGCAGAGTCCCTCTGGGTCGTCTTTGACTCTTTTGTAGGTCTCGATCAGAATCTTGTTTGTGTCAGAAGCCCTGACATTGCCTTTGACCTTCTTGGTGGCAAGGACATGTAAAAGCACGCTCCCTCCACCGACAAAAGGTTCCACGTAATCTCCTTTAATCTCGTCGGGAATGCCAAGTTGTTCAACGAGGTCTTGTTTTCCGCCCACCCACTTTAGAAAAGGCTTCATGATAATTATACTTATTATTTCTTTAAAAGCCCAGCCTCGATGGCCAAGAGACGATCGGGTCCGCGAGATGTCGGTCCGCCCATCAGGAACGAGTGAACCCTGGCGTACCCCCACTGCTGAGGTGTGGCTCCCGGGCGATGACCTGTCCTCCAGGCAGCAAGACCCTTGTCATAGACCTGCTTGATGATGTCCAGTGGGACTCCAGTCACCATGGCTTTATTCACAAGTGACTTTGCTCCAGGGTAAGCATTGTAGAACTTCTTTGTCCACGTGGACGTTTTGGTCTCCATGCCGATGTCCGTCTTGAATGGCGCGTAGGTCTTCTTTTCAATCTTCTTGAAACGGGTCACAACATCTTCCTCGGTCTTTAACCCACGGAAGTACTTGAGGGGCGTGTAGATCTTCTTATCCCCTTTAACATCTTTTAATACCTTTGTGATCTCCTTGTCAGATAACATCCCTACTATACGTTGCGATTTTATCCAGCAAATGTTTTACTTCTTAGTTGTTAGTAACTCGTGATGAGTGAGTGTGGTGCACTGACCAGGGCAGGAACAGCTTGCCGAAGAAGAAAGGCACAAGGTAAAGATCATTGCCCACTGCATGTTGATTTGCATGAATGTGCCATATGCCTGAACAGTATAACCACGAGAAGTGAACGGAATGCGCGAACCCTGCCGTGCAATCACAAATTTCACACGGCGTGCATCAATCGCTGGAAGCGCCAAGGTAACTATACCTGTCCGGTGTGTCGTCGGGATTTTGATATTCCAGAGTATAACATCACAGTCATCATAGAGGCACGAAGCACAAGGGAAAGGATGGTCACGACTAATCTTCGGAGCAGTCAGTTGGTGGGAAGAAATCTCGCCGAGACCTTTGATCTCCCCAGGGATAATGAAATTGAGTACATGACCGAAATCGTGGTCGAGGCAGAAAACATGGAAGAACTCAGGTCTGCGTTGATAAACGACCTTGGAATTGACATCAATGAAATAAATATGAATGTAGTTAATAGTAATGGGTCCGAAACTTCTCCCTAGGTCTGGCTACGAGCCCAAATACAGAGGCGAGGAGTGGTCCAGGGACGCTATGATTCAAGCCACACACAATTGTTATTCCTACTTTCTGGACGACCTTCGCGTGTATCCCCGCGCCGGCAAGCCACAGCCAGGTCTGTATGCCATGGGTCCTGGTTATAACGATGCAGTGACCTGTGAGTCCGTGAAGAGGCGCGTGCTCGCGGACAACCCAAGGCACGTCATCACGTGGTCTCTGGAAAAGGCCAAGGACAAGTGTCCCAAAGGACATTATAAGGGATTTCTGACTGTAAATAGCTGGGGCCAGGACTACCATTTTTATAGGCAAGATTCTGACGGTACCTGGTCGCACAAACCTGGTGGTACGGCAGTGTCGCGAACCGACGCCAGCAGGAAGCGCATCTACAACCCTGTGACCGCGGACCGCATGTACGGTAAGGTAGGTGGCATCGACTATGACAAGCCATGTACATTTTTCTGTGTGAGGAAGTCACTTAAGACTGTGAGTTCTGGAAATTTCATTACCCCAACGTCGGTCCTCAAGAATCCAAGAAAAAACCTCAATAACTAATAGTATGATTAACTTGACCCCATTGAATGGCGTTGATCAGGACCCCATCCCGTCTGCGGACGTGCGAACGAGTATGATCACTTCCATGCACAAGACCACGACTCCCTTGAACGCTGCTTTCTTTCAGCAGGCCAACTTGGAACGCATCCAGGCGATGCTCCGGAATCAGTTCAGGAACGAGACCGGTCTTTCCATCGATCGTCAGAATCCCCGCGATGTGATGACCTTCATGCGTTACGTCTATATCAACAACGCGATGAACCCCTACGGCAACATCACTGCTCAGTTGGCTCGCATGAATCAGCAGGTGGTGAATAAGATGCTTCCGCAAGTTCGCGAGGGCGTCTCGTCATACATTCTCTACGTCCGCGACGCTTCGACCAACTACGTGCCCAATCCTCTTCCAGTCAACACCACTTTGGCTGGCGAACGTCTTCCGATCAATAACCGTATCGGGATGGGTGGACCCTATTAAATATTTGTCGCCAAAGACTACTTAGTATGATCATAGGATGGAAAAGACATTTCCTATCACAAGTTTCTCAAGAAAGACCTTCTATAATCGTTCTTGATGAACTCCCAGAAAAGAAAGATGTGCAAAAACGTCATTCGCACAAAGTATGTAAAGCTGTGTGTCTCAATGGTAAGCCATGTTCACATAAGCCACAAACTGGTCTCGAGTTCTGCAAAAGACATTTAAAGATTTATGAACCTTAAATGTCAAGATATGTTTGTCGATATACAACTTGGTGATGGCGTTATTCTCGCAGAAATGATCGACGAGAAAGAAAATTCAGTGTTGGTGAAATGTCTAGAAGAGACTGATAACCAAGGTCATTACTCATTCAGAAATCCAGTGTGGATAAGCAAGGAACATGTAATAAGTTCTTATTCGGCTGTCAGGGATATGGATTCACTTGGTTACGAAGAGGTAAGTGACAACCTTTACATATCGGCCGACGCTTCGGATGAAGATTTTGTCCCATCGGAAGATGATGACGATGACAATGACGACGACACTTCACTTTGTTCCGATGATTCTTTAAACTAACTGGCCTACGTTGTTATGGTATTACAAAAAATGGATGGAGGTGCACGAGAAATGGCAGCTGCAACTCGAACATGTTGGGATTACCGGTTGTGTTTTGTCGCTCGCACAACACCATGAGTCCCTTGAATTTTTTCATGCCGTGGTTGATAAGAGGTTACGTTCATGTTCATTATGATCGTGACGTATTTCTATGGCATAGGGTAAAAATGTTCGTTCGCATCATGTTTCTTGAACTCCAGCCAGCCATAACAAACGTAGGCGATGTCGTAAAAACATACTTTGATAGAGTAAGGTTCCCAAAAAAGAAAAAGAAGATGTGTGTGGTGTGCTACGAAAACAAGAGACCGGTTAGGATAAATTGTAAGCACAACGTCTGTGTCTCTTGTTTGAATAACATCGTGTATCTAAGCAGTAACTACGCATTCAAATGTCCTATGTGTTCGATGAATATACTAGGCGAATCGCAAGAGCAATCGCAATGAAAACAACAAGTATTAAATACATCTCTATATAATTGGACGAGGAAATATAGATGTTATTTCCGAAGTCTTGAATAGTTTCTCTCTTTTTTCATATTTTGTAGTATCGTAAGGTGGATTTGCAGGTGTACTTTTCACAAAAGGGTATGGCTTGTGAACCATTTTTGGTTGAACAAATATTTTTCTCCTTATTCGTTCTTCCAAAGGTATTTGTCTTAGTTGGTTCATAGCTTCCTCGGCTTCTTTTCTTGCTTCTCTTATTTTGGCAATTTCCTCTGACTGTTGTTCAATACGTTCCTGCTCTTGTGCCCGCGCCTCTGCCATCACCCTCGACCGTTCCTCCGCCTCTTCCTTTGCCTTCGCCTTGACTTCCGCTTCCGCTTCTGCTTGCGCCTTTGCTTGTGCTTGTGCCTTTGCCTCCGCTTGTGCCTTTGCCTTGACTTCCGCTTCCGCTTGTGCCTTTTGACGAGCAACAGTCTTTTCACGTCTTTCTCTTTTCAGCCTTGATGAAACGGTTTCTCTCTTTGATTGAGTTTCTCTCAACTGTGCCCTAGATTCTTCAAAACTTCGTTCTCTTTCCTCTTGTTCACGTTTGGAATCTTCTTCCATTTGTTTCCTCAATTCATCATCCTTTCTCAGTTTTTCCATTATGTCTGCAACAGAATCTTTTATTTGTTGTAGCCGTGATGATGTATTTATATTAAACGATCTAGCGACTTCCATCAACTGTTCATCACTTAAATTTGTATCACCAAACCCAATACTTTTTAATTGAGTTCTTATATTTTCCAAGATATATGGTTCTTCAATAGATATTCCTTCATCCAACGTTAAGGGTGCGAATGCTGCCTTTCGCAATCTGATATACTCAGGATCTCCAAATTTAGGACCAAACTTTTTCAGTTTATCTAATTCTTTTTGTCTAATAATTTTAAATCCATCACTTTTTGCCAAAGATTCAAGTATTGGTTTTGCCTCGGCTTCCGCATCTTTGATCCTCTTTTCGTATTGAAGTCTGGTGTACTGTGGCAAGAGTGTCGGGCCGGAAGACTCTAATTGTTTCTCCAATTCGTCCAAGGTGAGACTTTCACGTCGTAAAAATAGTATACCCACCAAGATGATGAATATTATTAAATACATCCTGATATTAATGAACAAAATGTTCTACACTAAATTGTGGACGAATCAAACTTTTCACTTTGTCTTTCACACCACCGAGGTGCCTCACATGGACTGGGTGGCGTTCAAAGAGGACGTCAGAAGTTGCTTCAAGAAGGAGCAGTTTAATTTCCTGTTTGACTTTTCGGATGTCAAGGTGGTCCAAGTTGTGACCATACCGAAGTTGATATGGGAGTTCAGTTCCCTTATGCGCGAGTTGAAACCCAAGACCGAGAAGCAGGTCATCCGGTCGGCGATCGTGACCAACCCGACGTTCTTCACGTTCAAGTTCATCGAGAGCATCATCTGGATGTATAGGAATGTGAGACCCATCAAGGTCGTCAGGTCGTTGCCGGAAGCGTATGATTTTCTTGGGTAATACTAATATGGATCTCCGCACGGACTCCGAGGTTCACTACCTTTACATTGAAGGAACATCAAACGTTTCCACGAGGCAGTTCCAAGAGATTTATCGAAATGTCTACCAGGTGGATCTGGTATACGCCGAGGCGACGGTTTTCACTGGAGGCAACTCGATCGTCTATGACATTGAGGAACTTCGTTCGCCTTTCACCGACAGTGCCGTGACAGCAGGCGCAGACAGTTCAAAGATTCGGGGATTCTTTGCCACCATTCCTCCCAAAGGCGTGGCGGCGGGCGCTGTCAGGTATTTTCAAGAGAATACCGATTTCAAACACAGTGTTCAGTACAAGAATCCGGTGAGTTTTGATAAGTTCACCATTCGTGTATTGGACAGTGCGGGTTCGCTTGGCACGGCAGCCGGTCACAAGATTCTGCTGAGGGTCCACATGGGGAATCCCAACATAAAACCTCAGATGCCCGTGGATTGGCGTGAAGAAAACAGTCAGCTGTTCGAAGGTGAGTCTTTGGGTCTTTTAGGAAACTAATTCGCCCTTGCGAAATTTACTGTAAACCCTAAGAACAAATGAGTTGTCACGAGAATTTTCAAATTGGATTAGTTCACCATTTAATTTCCTCCATTTCACAGTGAGTCTTGAAATCTGCGAAATGGGAGGACTGAATGACGTGCCGTAGGCATAATCTTTTGTGGAACTGAATTCTTTCACTTCACCGGAGTCGACGTCCATGGGGATCGGTCCAAAGTTGTTCTGGGAGGCGGTCGTGTCGTTCAGTTTGTTCATCTGTTCCATCCAGACGCTGTTTAGTTCATTTATATCCAAAAATATCTGGTCATCCGTGCTGAGATTTATGATTCTATCGGATTTAAGAAAGGTGGTTCCGCGGTATCTCGTGTTGTTTGCGTAAAGTGAAAATGTCGCCGAGGTTTCGGGTTCGTCGGCGATCGCAGACGATGTTCTCTCTGACGTGTCACTGAACCCCATGAGTTTTGCCATGAGGGTGGATGGCTTCAATTTGAAGTCACCGTCTCCGGACGGTCTGTAAAATAGGTACTTACCCTCGTCGTCCAAAAATGAAACCACGATATTGGATTCCAAATTTATGGCGTTCTGGACGGTGGTCATCAACCCTTGACCTGAATAGAAACCATTTGCGATGGAAAATGAATGAAGCGTGGTGTTCACCAAATTGCTCACCTGTATGAAGTCGGTGCCGTCGGTGACATTCTCAATCACATTTGGTATGGATGCCTGGACGAGTTCCACGCGGGTCACATAGCGAATGGGATTTGGCAAATACATAGTGTATGCATTTGAATAAGGATACAGAGTCGTGTCGCGATCTGATGAGTTTATCACGAGATAGTCCGTGTCCATTCTACTAATTGGAAACATTAACGCTGAGTCGGAACTAACACAATCGGTCGTGGCTTAGCCCGTTGGATGGCAGCTTTCATTCGCGTGTTGGGTGCCACGTCGTCCTTCCGGAACTTGCTGAACACCTTGACGATAAACGAATTTTGATCAAGACCCTGGAAATCGATCAGCGAGCCGTCACTCTTTCGCCACCTGACGGTCAGACGAGAGATGGATGAAATCGGCGGATCAAAGTCCACGCCGTAGATGTAGTCACTGGTCTCTTTGAAATTCTTGATTCCGCCGGCACCCACGTCCAGTGGTATGGGCCCAAAGTTGTTCTGGGCCGCCGTGGTGCTGAATGAGTTCGCCTGTAGTCTCTGCGCCTGTTGCATCCGGACCGTGTTGAGTTCTGGGACGTCCAAAAAGATGTAATTGTCTGCCGCCAGATTCACGAGACGATCCGACTTGATGAAAAAGTTTTCCCGGTAACGATCGTTGTTCGCGTAGAGCGTGAAGGCAGGCGTCGTATTGGCTTCGTCCTGGATCTCGACCGCCGTCCTGGTGCTCGTGTCGCTGAATCCCATGAGCGTGGCCAAGGTCGCCGAAGGTTTGAGGTCGAACGCTGGATTCACATTGGATCGAGTGAACAAATACTTGCCTTCGTTAGAAAGGTAGGTCACGTTTACACCAGTTTCAAAATTTATGGCATTTTCTATTTCAGCTGCCAGACCACTGGCCGAGTAGAACCCATCGGGTATTGAAAATGAGTGCAAGGTGTTGTTCACCACATTACTTACCTGAATGATATTGGTTCCGTCTGCAACATTTTCTATAACATTTGGAACGGAAGCCTGAATCAGTTCAACCCTGACGATGTCTTCGATGGGGTTCAAAAGATGCATGATGTATGCGTTACCATTTGGATATATCGTCGTGTCCCTGAGATTAGAGTTGACCACGAGGTAATGCGTCTCCATGTTATTACTATTCACCTAGATTTTACTTAATCTGAAAAATCGTGTCCCACTTGTGGGGCATTGGTGCCTTGGCTTGAACGAGTGTCCACATTAGGAAGACCAGAAACCACGAGAACCCGACGTAACCGTCTACGACCATGAGAAGTTTGTCAAATGGAGATTCTAGTGAATTTACAAAAAAATTAAGTCCCACAGCGGAAGCCGAACCCACCAGAATTCCAATGTAGATTGCCTGCCACTTCATCCAAGGTTCCACTTTATTTTTTGTTTCGCCAATGAGTGTCGCGTAAATAATGCTCGACACCAGACTCGATATGATCACGTTAGGTCCAACCATTCCAACCTTGGTGTGAAGTAATAGTGCAGGAACCATTGACACAAGCATTGATACATAGAATATAGACGGAGCTGGCCACCATTCGAGACTGACACCATAGTTAACGAAAAACAGCAAGCAAATTGGGAAGATGATTCCACCAAATTTAAAGAGTTCTGAATATTCAGAAGGACTCATGTAAATCAACATCAGCGCAAGAAACCCATAAGAAGCAACAAGACCGAACACGAGACTGGATATGAAAGCCTCTTGTCGCTCTTTCTTATTCTTGGGATCCCTGACCTTTTCATCTATATGTGAAAGACCGAATATAAGAGCTGCAACCAATATACCAAGCAGTGGAGGAACCCCAAGAGGTGCCGCTATGAATGAAAACCCGAGGGTCATCAACATCAGATCCTTCCAGCTCAGAAGATTATTGATGGGGAGACCCATTATCTAATATCATGGACTAAAAATATTTTCATATAGTAGATAATGATATTCATTCTTTCGACAATCATATTTTCATACATCTATATCATCTTGAGGAAGTTGATTCCTGCACCAAAATTATTGGACACAGTCTTCCCGCCACTGATTTATTGGACAACTTCCCTGGCGTCCTTGGAAATGTTCATCGTCATTTCGCCGTTCGGTCTCGTCGCGGGAGTCCCCATGCTGTTACTGGTGTGGCAGGTGATTTCAACGTGGATTGATTACGTGTCCAATCAATCAGGAAACAAGAAATTAAAACAAGACAAAGACAAATTCAAGTACTTGATTCTCACACCGGTGAGAGCCATCGTGAGTCTGTGGAATGCCATCGTCAATGGTCTATCTTCGTGGTTCAGGGTCGTCACAGAAAATTGGAACAACATGACTAAACTTTACGTGGAAACACTAAATCTTATCTCAAACTCATTCAAGTTTTTGTCCGAGCAAGTCACAAAGCTCTGGACCGAACTGGTTATCGCTTTTAAGGCACTATGGGATCAAAGCATCAAGCTTCTCAAACTGATTGTCACCATGGGAGGAACTATCGACGAGGACATAATACCTCCACTCCCAGAACAATTCGAGAAATCCGAAAAGGAAGCAGCTCAAAAAAAATCAAAAAATTAACTGGTAATTTTTTCGCTTTCTAATTATAGTATGGAATACTACATTCTGACAGGTTTCTTAACACTTTTGCTTGGACCATTTGTAGGTTTTATTCCACCCGTGTTATTCCTTTTGTATTACCCGATTACTAAATTAGTATTCAAGGCACTAAAAAAGGATACCAAAGAACTCGATGACTTTTACTTGGCCATCCCGAGATTTTTCAATTTTACCACGATAACCAATTTCATAGTCAATTGGATCATCATGCCACCCATCAACTTCCTATCGTGGTTACCGGAAGCCATTCTTTCACTTGTGAAATTTCAGTTCAAGGTCATTGAATTCTTGGTTATCACCGTTCCTAAATACATATTCATGGGTATAAATTTTATCGTGGACAACTTGATCATTGGTCCCATCAGATTCTTCACAGACTACTTTATCAAAGTAACAGACTGGATAGCGAGTGGGAATGCCAGTGATTACTTTACAGAAGCCATCATATTTTGGTTCGAACTCTATTTTTTCCAAATTCAACAACTTTTCAATGCCTTTATTACTGGAAATTTTGGACATATATTTGGTAAGGGTCGCGTTGTTGATACTATCAGATTACCAGATGCCATGTTCTTGTTGAACACGATAAAAATTTAATCTAAATTATTTCTAGATGAACATCCTTGCCTTACTACTAGATTGGTTTACTAACTTTGATGAAAAGTTACTCATCGTGTCAGATGCGATTGCCAAATTTTTCATCGGGATACGCCTAGCTTTTGTGAATCTAGCATCTTCGGTTGGACAAGCCATCGTGAATTTCCTCACCCTGGTGGGAACCAATATTGTGACACAAGGACAGGCACTGGCGGACTACCTAAGCAACCGCGGAAACTCAATACGTAATGCAGCGAAATGGATAGTCAATCAGGGAATAAACAGTAGGAGATATGTAAGTAAACTAATCGGTTGGGCACTGTTGACCGGATGGAGATGGCTCAGTCAATTCGTCATAGCGCTGTTCATGCTTTCAATCGAGTTCCTCAAAGATTTTGGAAACGCATTCATGGAATCCAGCCTTAGAGCAATACCAAACGCTGTCACCAACACGTTATACTTCATCCCTGGGTTCAACTTGATTCCCGGTGTCGGTGAAATAAAGAAAGGTATTTCGAAGGCTTTGGGTGAATTATTCAAAGTAGGAGGTTCATTGAAACCATCCGTTGACTTTTCTGTAGCTATAAACAATGATCTAAACAAAATGGCAAAGGATTTGGAAGATAGTTTTAAAGAGGCTTTTGGACTTTAGGGTTTCCACGCAAGGAACCACGGCAGGATCATCAACCCCAATGCCAAGATCACGAGGTCGATTTTAAGCACCTTGTTCTTGATATCGGGACACCAGTTCTTGTATTTCTGGATCTGCTCGCTGTCCTTGGGCTTGGCCCACCAGTAGAACAAAGCCAGGTAGGTCGGTCCGAGGTTCCGCTGACACTGATACCAGTGATCGTACCACGCAAGCACGATATAGGGGAAATAAAGCAAACTCAAAAGCACCCACTTGTTCTTAGGCGGAAGATACCAGTATCCACCCGCCAGAGCCAACGTGAACCAGATGCACTTCCAGTTCGCCACCGGCTGCGTCTTGTCACACTCTTCTGCCATTTATAATACGACCATATAATAATATGCTCATTCAGGGCAAAATACCAGAGTCCTATGAAATGACAATCCTTCGAAACCACTACAAGAGCAACGGGAAAACCACAGACCATGAATGGGTCGATGAAATCAAGCAACCTGTCATAAAAAACGCCATAGATACACTGAGAAGTTCGTCCATCATTCGCGACACCCTCTTGGAAAACTACCCAGATTCGACCGTCCGGTCGGTGCCCTCCATCGATGAAGTCTTTGTCAGCGTGTCGCCATTGGACGCCAAGGCGAGCGACCGCGTGCTCGTGGACTGTCACTATGACGCCCCCTACAAGTTCATCGAAGGACCAAGCAAGTTGGTGAGAATCATTCTGGCACTGAATGACAACTCGACGGTCTTCACACAGGTCGGTGACAAGACCAGCAAATTGTCAACCGGAGACTTCAATGGAATCGAATACAACAGGGACTATCACTGCGTCCGCGGAACCATCCCGAGCGGCAAGACTCGCCTCATGCTCAAACTACACTACCTCGTCATACCCAACGGGACTCCGGAAATTTTCAACAAGTGGCTTGTGTTTATCAACTGGACGTGGGCAAAAGTTTCACGATTCTTCATGAATTTCTCACGAAGTCCTTCCAATCCTCTTGAATATTTGATTGCGTATCTTATTCGATTTGTAACATTTATCTATGCAAAAATATGGTATTTCATAACTCTGCTCGTTGTTGCGTGGTATTTAAAGAAAAGATTCTATAGATGAATACCAAAAACATGAATACCTTAGTTGTTCAGAAGATGCATTCTGATGCTATGTTACCGACCCGGGGCACAGAACTTTCTGCGGGCTATGATCTCTATGCCTGCTCGGACTGCGTGGTCCACGAGGGCAAGAGGTTCGTGGTTCCCACGGGGATTCGCGTGAAGATTCCCGAGGGATGCTACGCCCGCATCGCCAGTCGCTCGGGACTGACCGTCAAGCACGGCATCGAGGTGGGTGCCGGTGTCATCGACAGGGACTATGAGGGTGAACTTCGGGTCGTCTTGTTCAACCACGGAAACCGACCGTTTCACATCAAACAGGGTTATCGCATTGCCCAGTTGATTCTGGAGCGTTATGAGCATTGTGACCTTGTTGAGGACCCGGATCTGTATCCACAAATTCCCATTCAGGATAATCCGGTGGCTCCCGACCCGTCAGAAATACCAGACCATCAGTTCAAACCAGACCTCGTTGAACACGCAAAGAATCTGGGACTTGTTCGTAGTTACGGTGGGTTTGGATCCACTGGGGTTTAAACAAAAAAACACTATATTAGTTAAATGACGTTCTTTCCGGCTCTTTATGGCAAAGATGCCAATGGAAAGACTCGCATTTGGCAAGTTGAGGTCGTCAATGGAATGATTAGACGAACCACAGGTCTTATTGATGGTAAAAGATCCGTGACGGAACGCCCTCCAGATGCCAAACGCAAGACTCCCATAGAGGAGCAAGCCGCTCAGATGTGGCGAAAACAGGTCAAGTTGGGGTACATGGACAATATTCAATTGAGGTCTGAAGTTGTCCTCAGACCCATGCTTCTTTACTCGTTCAGTGCGAGGTCCTATGGGATTGACGGTGACATTCGCTTTCAGCCCAAGTTGGATGGTGTCAGGATGCTCGCCGGATTTTCGGGTGGTGGACTCTTGCTCCAGTCCAGAAATGAACAGCGGATTGAACATTTGACCCATCTGGAAAAGGCACTTGAAGGAAAGTTGGAGGAGGGTGAGTTTTTGGATGGTGAACTCTTCTGCAAGGACTTGGATTTCGAACAGATCACCAGTGCCGCCCGGGGTTCAGAAAGTCCCTACGCACCCAAGTTGGAGTTTCACTGCTTCGACTACTTTCGCCTCAGTCAGTTGGAGATGCCTTTCATGGAACGCTACGAGAGGCTCAAGGAAATCATCAAGGCAATCAATCACCCCATGATCAAGATCGTTCCAGCCTACCAAGGAACCGCCAAGGACGCCGACAGGTATCATGACAAGTTTGTGGCAGAGGGTCACGAGGGTGTGGTGGTTCGCGTGGCAGAAAGTCCCTACTTGCTCAATAAGCGCTCGTCCCAGTGCATCAAGTACAAGAAGATGATGACCGAGGAGTTTGAAATTGTGGGCGCCGAGGAGGCAGAAGGCAAGGACCGTGGGACGCCCATCTGGATCTGTGAGACCAAGGACGGAGACACGTTCAAGGCCAGGCCCAAGGGAACCATGGAGAGCCGAAGGGAGCTGTGGAAGAACCGAGGCAAGTTGATGGGCGAGATGCTCACCGTTCAATTTCAGGGACTCACCCAAGATGGAGTTCCTCGCTTCCCCGTGGCACTCGCCGTAAGAAATTATGAGTAATATTAATATAATGGTTTCACCAGAACAATTACATAGTCTCAGACTGTCACGACCAAATCTTATGTTGATTCACGTAGGTTCTCAGACTCATTTCAAAAATTGCAGGCTTCCGAACTCGATCAACTTTCCTATGGCAGAGTTTGATCGCATCAATGCCGTTCTTGCAGGCGAAAATGACCCCAAGAGAATCGAAAAGAGATCATACGAAGAAAAAGTTCTTCGGGAGCGATCCGATCGCCTGTTATTGGCGCGGGCTAGGGTGATCACCGCCACCGACGATGCCAACAGTGCTCGAATGGCAGAGAACAGTGCCAGAATTGCCTTTGAACAAGTGAGACCTTTGATGAATATTGAGCCCATGGCGTTTGCCGAAAAGTCCAAGAAACTTGAAGACGCATCCAAATTGAAGATCAACAAAGAGACTGAATTGGAGAGGGCGTTCCGAATGTACGACGTTGAAGTCGCCAGACAGAATGAACCCATCGTGATGCCAACGACAAAACCGGATACGCCAAGTGAACCACCCAAAGAGGTTGAAAAGGTAACTTACTTGGATGTGGAAAAGCGAGGGGAAGGTCTTTTCTCAGGAACGGGTCGAACATTCCCAGGATTCGACCAAGCCATAGTGCTTTACGGAAACAACAAGCAGTCGCTGGTTGCCAAGATGGCCAAGGTTCACATGAATCAATACGGTTTCACAAACATATTTGTTCTTGAAGAAGGTTTGGAAGGGTGGAGGGACAAGGGTCTCCCTGTGGAGGGAGATTGTGATGTGATGTTAATTAGAGAATACATTCGATAGTAGTATAAATGTCAGAAATCCGTGTTGAAAAGCATGGGTTCGTACGTCTTGTCGATACAATGCCGAGGGAGGATCTTGACCACGCCATAGTTCAGGCCGCCCGAGTGTCGTATGGAGAAGGCACCAAGAGTGTTCGGAGTGACCGCGGATTGATTCGCTACCTGCTCCGTCACGCCCACACAACCCCTTTTGAGATGGTGGACTTCAAGTTTCATATCAAGATGCCCATCTTTCTGGCTCGGCAGCACATGCGTCACCGAACCGCCAGCATCAATGAGATTTCTGGACGCTACTCGCAGCTGCCCGAGGAGTTCCACGTTCCGGTCGAGTTCCGTGGTCAGTCCAAGGTGAACCACCAGGGTTCCGAGGGAGTACTGGATTCTCCCGAGTCTATGGTGCTGCTGAGGGACCAGAAGGCTTCGTGCGAACAGGCGTTCGAGGTCTATCAAAGACTCTTGGACCACGGGGTAGCCAGGGAAACTGCTAGGGAGCACCTGCCCCTATCGACCTACACCGAGTTCTATTGGAAGATAAACTTGCACAATCTCCTTCACTATCTGCGTCTCAGGATGGACAGTCATGCCCAACCGGAGATCCAGTTGTACGCCAAGGCGATGTACGACCTGGTGAAGCCACTGATTCCAGCGGTCGCCGAGGCCTACGAGGACTACATTCTCGGATCTGTGACCCTTTCTAGATTGGACCTTGCGAAAATAAAGCAAAATCTTCTTGAGGGGGCGCATGAACCCTACCCTTCACAGAGCGAGGAACAAGAGTTTTTAGAGAAGCTCCGTGTTCTTGGGGTCGTCTAGACTTGTTTGGTGGCTTATATCGCTCTCCGGGACCAAGTTCGCGGGGTTCGTAGGTTTTGGGAGGTGTGATTACCGGTTTTGGTTTGGGTTCTTTCGGAATCACAACCTCTTCATTTGTTTCCTTTTCCTGTGAAGAAGCCGAGATGATTGTCTGAATTCTTTTCCATGTCTCTTCGTCAAGTTCTCCACCTCCCAATTCATCTTCACGGAATCCGTAAGAAAGGTAGATCGCCATGCGTTCTTCAAACGTCTTTCCTTCGAGTTCCTTTATGAGCTGCTGACATTGTTTGTTTGTGATCACGTGATGTTTGTGTAGAGCCATTCCACACCCTTCCACCGGACAAGGTGGATAGTAGCGTCGCGTGTTTGTATCACAACGCTTGTGGCATATTTCATCATTGTCACTCGTGTAGACATCAAGTTTATTAATTATAATTCTATTACATATTGAACATTTTGTGAATGGGACGAGACCGAGGCGACACTCGTGATGAACGTGATGACCGCAACGGACATTGACTCTACAGACAAAGGAAATGTCTTCGCCGCAGATGCTACACATTCTAATTATCTTCCATGTCTTTTCTTTAACGCTTCATCACGTGACCGCACATCCTGCAGGTGATGAACAAGGTCATGGGCTCGTCTGCTGAGCGCGTCTGCTTCTCCACGTAGGTGGTCTTCATGGACTTGCACTTGCCACACTTGAACATCCCATCGTCGTATTCCTCTGGCTTCTTCTCGACCACCTCCTTCTTGGGTTCCTGATACCAAAGGTCCCATATCTCCTTGGTGTCGAATGTGCTTGGCTTGAGTTCACCCGACTTGATTCTGTCCAGAAATTTGGACTTGTCGTTGTTGCGAATCGCGTAGATCAGTGAACGCATCCGGTTCGCGTAGAGGCGTTTGAAGTCTGGATTCTTCCAGTTTGCCCGCGTGTCGTTCTCGCTGATGACCGTGGCGTTTTTGAAAGGCTTTGGCACCTCGACCATGTAGTCGCTCAGGTTTGATGAGATGTGTTCCGAGAGTTTGGAATGCTCGGCTTTGAGTTCGTCGTTTGCATGTTTCTTGTCCAATACCGATGCCCTTTCTGCACGCACCCAGCACTCTTTGCTATTGATGAAGATGTCTCGCTGTATCTGGACCAGCTTGGTCATCGTGTCCCTGCGAACTTGTGTGAGTTTCTCGTGTATCTTTTCCATCTTGCCAAAACGTTTCATGTTCAGAAGGTGTAAAAGTCTCTTGAGGATGCGCTTCCTCTTGGGGATGTCAGGAAGGTCGAGGTATTCTTCTTCCTGGTTGATGAAAATCTTGGGCTTGAAGGAAGGTCGACGAATAAAGTAGCGTTCCAGTTTTTGATTGATCATTGACAGACCCTTCATCTCGTTCTCCATCTCTTCGATGTCTTTCTTGACCATAGTGAGAAGTCGCTTGAGTCGTGCCTGGTCCAGAAGCCTCTTGCTGACCTTTTTGATGGGTGGCACAAAGGTTTTACCAACCATCTTGTTCTTGATCTCCAAAAGGCGTTCCTGCTTTTCCACCAGTGGTGTCTTGCGCTTGACCACTCCACTTTCAGTAACATCAAATATGTAGTTCCTCTTGGCGAGATATTCCGTCCAAACCTTTGAGTTGAACTTTTGTAGCTCCTTCTGGTTTTCGTTCGCGTCGCCGGGTTTCATTTGCTTGATGCACCAGTTCTTGGCGCCCTTGCTCAGGTGAGTAGCCAGCGCATCTGCTTTGCTCTCGCTCACCAACCCAGAGTCAATGAGCGCGGTCGTCGCGAGTGCGATGGATTTGGTCTCCATTGTGTCGGATGTCCATTCGGACATCGTCCTGACCCTGAATAATTATTTCAACTTCTTCACTTGCAGGGCTTGGGAGTTCCTATTTCTCTTGACATCGTTAGGATCCTGACCGGGCTTGGTGGCGCCTCCCGCCTTTTTATAGGTCTTCTGATGGAGATTCCAGAATTGCTGCGAACCCACACGGAAATTCTGATGGATCTTGGCCTTGTACCAGAACACACAGTCCTCGATCCGGTTGGACTTGCTGGTATTGTCCAGCACCAAAACCTCGTAATTTTCGGTGCACGCAGTCATCACCTGGTTGAACATATCGAAATTCGGGAAGATTCCGAAGAATGCCTTATATAACTTTTCTCGGTTCTGGATTACATTTTCTCGAGCGATGAAGACATAGTCCACATTCGCACGCAAATCAGGGCTTAGGTCCATGCAGTACTGCATCGTCAACATGAAGAAAATCTTCCAGTGACGTCCATTCATGAAGCACTGACGAATGCAGGCATCCTTCAGAAAACGTCGATCGTACATGCAATCGTCCATCAGGATAAAGGCTCCGATGTCCCTGGATGTCAGTTCCTGCTTCCCTGGCGGTGGTTTCATGTTCACCATCTTCCTCTGCCTGTCGATGACCCTCTCTATGATGTCCTTGTCGTATTCACCGTAGATGAACAAGTCTGGAATAAATTGCTGATACCAGTGGTTCCCTTCCTCGGTTGCAGACATCACCACGCCCGCCGGGAGATGCTTCTTGTGATAGAGAATATCCGTAACCAGCGTCGATTTCCCTGTGCCACGCTTCCCTATGAAAACACACACCTTGTCGTCACCCATTGAAGCGGGGTTGAATTTTTTGAGTTGAATGTTCATGTCTATTAGTCGTATGTATTTTTTCAAATCTTTTTTTGACACATCATAATAGTATGCGGCTTGCCGTCACAGGATACCAAGACACTTTTCTGACAGGGACGCCCGAACTAAGTTATTATCAAAAAGTTTTCACCGATCGCGCGGGATACACGTCCGAGAACCTTCGTCTGGCTTTTAATTCTGATATCCGTTTTGGTGGATCGAGTATTTGTACGATAGACAACGACACATGTGATATCATAACGGGTTTCTTTCTGAATTTTAGTTATGTAAACACACAGACAGTCCCACAGGATGCCGCACATGCTTTCATAGAACGTGTAGAACTTCTGGTGGGAGGTCAGACCATCGTGAGTTTGACTGGAGAGTATATGGCTGTGATGTCGGATCTTACGGATTCACAGAGGACCCGAGACAGCAACGACGTTCTCTTGGTTAGGAATGTCACTCCAACCTCCTACGGCACGAGTGCGCCTTCGAAAAATTTCATTGTCGAGCTTCCATTTTTCGGAAAAGGATACGAAAATTCTTTTCCCCTTTTGGCTCTGAACAGACACACGATCGATTTGAGACTCACGCTGCGAACTCAAGCCGAACTTGGCAATGTTACACTTCCCAATATAGAAGTCAATTTGCAGGCTGCCTATCTTTCGGACGAACACCGTCAATTCTTCCTCGGAAAACAGATGGATTACGTCATAAGGCAAACACAACTTGCCAGAGTCACATTGGGAGATCTCAATCAGATCCGCTTCAAAACCGAATTTGAAAATCCCATAAAACAATTCGTCCTGGTCGTACAAAATGACTCGGGGACCAGTGGCGTGTTCGACTATAGTTCAGGCGTAAGTTCAAATTATTCAAGCTATTCAAACGACCAGGTGACCCGATGGCGTCTGTTCTTGAATGGCCAAGTTTATTTCAACTTGGATCAAATGTCCATGAGGGCCATTCAGCCTTATGAATATTACGTTCAGACCCCAAGCTATAAGGCGAATGTGTTCAACGTGGGACAAAATTCTGGAGTGTTCCCTTCCGGAACGGTCAACATGAGCCGAATTTCCAGTCAGATTTTCGAACTAACTCTGGTCGATAATAGCATATCGCGTAAAGCAAGACTCTACGCGGTAAACTTTAATGTCTTCCGCTGCCAAGGCGGACTCGGTGGAACACTATTCGTCTAATCAAGCTTGATCTCGCGGCGCTTCTTGTCCGAAGTTCGCATCTTGAAGAAGAGCTTGAGCACTCCGTCAATGTAGCTCGCCTTGTAACCCTCATCCGATACATCCACGTAACTGGGCAAATCGAATGAGGCATTTCGGTTCTCGCCGTATGCCACCGTCACCTCGTGATCATCCGAAGAAAGGGTGATGTGAATATTGTCCTTGCCCACTCCGGGGAGGTGCATTTCAATCTCAAAACCCTCGTCCGTGGTGTGGGTGCGTTTGTATAGATATCTGTCAGCCAATTTAGTATTAAACTGCTTCTCCATGTTAGGAAGCTCATTCAGAACCTTGGATGTCGTATCCAGAAGGTCATAAAGATCGCCATGCCGAAGAAAAGGTAAAAAAGCCATTGTACTTTATCTTGGAATCTTTTCTTTAATTATTTTCCACTCCTCCC